CACTGCCATCTCCACCTACTTCTACAGGAGCTTCAGGCTCTAAAGGGACTTCACACATCTTAGTGTCGGGGTTATAAATCATACCCCTAGCTTCACAAGTTTCAGTTGTTTCTACTGGCACTTCAGTATCAGTAATACTTACTGGCTCTTCAAAGCTAAACTCTCCAGTAAATTTAGTAGGGGTAGTTATGGCTTGCTCAGTGGTCATCCCCTCTGGATTATAGTAACTAAAGTCAGCACCTTCAGCTGCACCTTGAGCCATAGGTTGTGTATATTGCATCTGCTGTTGTTGATAGGGATCTGTTGGAACCATGCCACCTTGAGCCATCATAATGCTGTTGATCTCGTTCATCTCTTCTGGAGATAGATCACCACCCATAGCCATCTGAGGTGTAGGCATCATAGGAGCAGCTTGTGGTCCACCAACAGGAACAGGCTCACCACCGATTCTACCATTAGCTTCCATGCTTTGCAAGCCCTGTTTTGCTTTATCTCGTAAATCTTCAAAATGTTTTACACCAAGGTACCTTACGACATCAGCAGGTACCACATACTCACCTTCAGATATTTGAGCAGATATATCATCTCGTACTTCTTTAGCCATAGAACCAGAAGGCACTTCATTACCCGATACTGGGTCTCGCTTCATGCCATCGTCTTTTAGTCCACCTTGTTGCATAAAGGCCATTTCCATTTGTTCGTTCATTGCTATTCCACCTTTATTAAAGTTTAATATGTCAAAACCTTCTGGAACTTTTTCTTTTATTCTAGGATTATCCTTAGGTTTTTCTTTAAGTTGCATAGGGGCTTGATGAGCTGTATCCCTTGGGCTAGGTTGATCAGGTTTTCTTTTTGGTATAACTAGATCAAACTTTCTAGAGTCGGTTTGATTAGGTCTAATAATATTAGCTAAAAATTCTCCAGCTACTTCAGGGTTAGACCTAACTTCTTCCAACACTTTAGATAACTCTTTACGGTCACCAAAAGGATTAGGCAGATCTCTTTGTTTTATATTCATATCATAAGCATCTTTTATTATAATGCTTGATGGAGTCTCTTCAGTATCATACCTACCTAGAGTGGTTCGTGTTTGATAGTTAGGGTCAGTAAGAGTAAAAGCTAGAGTACGAAAGTACGGACTATTTTCTATCCACTTAGAAAATCTGTATGGTTGAGTAGTGTCATAACCATCTACGGTAGTTACATTTTCAGGTTGATTTTTAAGTTTTCTGTTTTGTACGTTTTTATAATTTTCTTGTTGTTCTTCTGACAAAGCTATTATTGAGGCTAACTCATCTTTAGTAAAGTCATTTATACTAATAGGTTTATCTTTACCAAGCATAAACTCTGTGAGAAGCCTAACATTAGTAGGTAAATTACCTAAGATACTTACAAGCTTAGAGGGACTAACTTTCCAACCAGATCTAGCGCCTTCTAAATTATATTTTTCAAGTACACGTTTTTTTGCTGCATCACGTTTAATTTTACCTTCAGGTCCACGTCCTGTAATATCATCTACATCATAAATAAGTCTGTTAGTAGGAAGACCTACATCACCACCTTCATTAAAAACACCATGTTTGCTAGGTGTTGTTAGGTATTCTAAAAAATCTTTACCTTTGTCAATACTTCTATCTATAAAGTCTTTTCTTTCAGGTTCTGGTCCCATAGGGAACTCTTCTGGAAAACCTTGCTCAATAGCTTCTTGATCAAACATAGTGTCTGACCTCCACTGAGCATACTCAGAAGCTTTCTCTGGATTAGAAAATGTGGGAAGCTTTTCCCCTGTAATAAAGTCTTTACCTCTAGTTTCTAATAGACGTTGTTTAACTTCATCATCACTAAGTTTTTTACCATTCTCATCAATACTAGGTGCAGTAATCCACTCAGTACCCCAAGGAATAGTTGTAGTTACTTCGGAATACTTAGACCCTTTTTCACCAGTGACTTCACCTGTATGATCAATCCACACAGGTCTACCACGTAAAGTTTTTTCTTCAGTTTTAGTACGTGGTCTAGCTTTAGGGTTAAGTGATGTTTTAGGAGCTGCCATTAATTTTGTCCCTCAAACGTAGTAATGATCTTAGTGCACGTATCTCACCCTGTAGTCTGTAGATCTCATCAATCTCCCTAGACTGTTCTAGTGTTACATGTGTAAAGGCTATCCGTTCAGCAATCTCTTCGATAAACGGAGTGTATAACTCTGGGTTATTTACAAAAGGCTTTAGTGTATTATTCACGACTAGTTTCATTGTACCTGTTGTTGACCAGTGTTACCTGAGAAACCCTGTTCTCCTGGTGTAGGAGCTGTACCAGTACCTATGGTACCACCCCCGCTACCTTGAGTATCCTGTACCTGTGCGCCAGCAGGAGCGCCCTGTGGAGGTGCTACCCCTGGTTCTGGTGCTGGTGGTGGGTTAGCTGCTTGGAACTCTTTTAGGATCTCAGCTTGAACTGCTGCCTGTGCCATATTGTTGCCAACCTTGTCAGGATCAAGATCCATAGACTTAGCAATCTCACGTACAATATAATCCATACGAGCAAATGGTGCCAGTGCAGGATTCTGTACAACTTGCAAGAACTGCATCAAGCGTTGGCTACGTACTTCATTAGCCATCAGGCTTTCAGTACCACGAGCTTTTACTTCAAGATCACCTTTAATATCTGAGTCAAAGTTAAACTGCATATTAAAGTTGAAGAATGCTTTACCCAGTGGCCCAAGTAAGTAGTCATCAATATTCTTAACTACGTTACGGATAGAGCCGTTGGCAGCAGACATAAGCATACTGATACCAGAAGCAGTACGACCAACACCAGACACCCCTGTCTGACCATGTGCGAAAGATGGGAATCCAGTTGACTCATCTGCTAATACCCTTGCCTTGTCAAACATCTGCATGTTCTCGTTAGATACGTTAGGGAACTTGGTGCCGAACACGGCTTGACCAGGTGCCCCTCCCTGTCTCCTAAACACCTTCCCTGGATACACGGAGAGGTCTTGCCCTGGGACGAGATTCGTCTCGTCAACCTCAATAAGTAGGTTACCCGACAGTGCAGCATTATCTACTGCCATACGCATAAACCCATTCATTAGGGTTTGGGTGTCATCCATATTCTCTGCAATACCTACACCGAAGATGCTGTAAGGGTTCATTTCATAAGGTGCAGCAAAGTATGGAATATAAGAAGGAGTAAACGGATTCATCACTAAACGTAAAACTTGTCCGTTACAAATCCAGATATTGACACTAAGTTGTTCTGCATCTTTAAGCTCACTAGGAATATCTACATCTTGCTCTTCTAGAATAGATGTATCTACAAAACCCCAGAACTCAAGAACTTCAAAGCGTTCTGCTTGTTCCTGCTCTCCGTTGTCTTCCATGACTTGTTCCCACCACTCTTTGTTGTAGGACTCACCAAGTTTTAGAGCATTGCTAATAGCATTCTCACGGAAGTATGGACGGTTCTTTAGAGCACGTACTTGTGAACGAGACATCTTGTGACGTTCTACAACGTACTCTGCCTCTTCCATAGTAGCAGCATCTGGGTCAGGATAGAAGTTCCATATAGATACAGAGCTAGTCTGTGGGACAGTCTTAAACATCGGAGAGTAATTACCTTCTTCATCCCAGTTAGCATACTCTTTATCTACAGCAAATGGACCCTTCATAATGCCAGTACCAAACAAAGCTGACTCAAAGGCTGCAGCACGGAGGTGCTTCTTTGCGTGAGACTCTTCTAACTGATCGTGGATCTTCTTCTCCATTTTCTTTGCAGACTCATCTGCAGGGTGAAACTGAGGAGAAGTAGGGGTCTTAGCTGCACCAGGTTTTAGGTAATCCATCACTGGATCAAGACCTTTTTCCATACCTGCAAGACGTTCTTTAAGGTCTTGAGTTGTTTCACCAGGAAGTAAATCAGGTAGTGACTCTTGAGCCTTACGCTGATCTGGATTAGTTTCAAAGCTTACTGTTTCTTCTACACCGTCTGGTAGTATAGAAGGGTCAATAGTAATAGGAAACTTATTGCCACCAAACAAGACTTCGGCAATCTGACCATAAGCAGCTAGTACTTTAGTCTTAGTAACCTTAACAAAGATATTGGATCGTTCAGTGGAAGTAAACTGTACATCAGGGCCATAGATGCCACGGTAGTTACGGTAAGCTTGTACCCAACGCTCTTCATCAACTTGACGTGCAGTCTCAGCCTTTGAGTATTTATCTCGTACAAAAGTTACAATTTGACCTGCTGCTGGGTCTGAGTAATCTTCTTTTTTAACATCATCAATAGACGAAGTTCCCTCCGTGTCCATGATCATGTCTTCAAAATCTTCTTCCATGTCTTATCCTTAATATCCAAAGGTTGCGTCTGAAGCTTGGAACCCTGTACTTTGACTGCTTATATCAAAATCAAATAAGTTACTTCGTGGCCTAGTCATTATACCGTACCTTAAGGCATCATACAAGTGGTCTTCTGCATGTGTATCTACATCTTCAGGGTTATTCTTATCCAAAGGTATAGCAGGTATTTGGGAAATAGTATTAGTGCAATTATTAAAAAAGACTATTCTAGGTTCTTCGGTAAACTCATCCACTTGTAGGCGTCTATGTATTTCGTTTTTACCAGCTACACGAGAGCCTCTAGACCTGTCTGAAGGTCTCCAACGGCAACCCTTCATGATCATCTGTTCAGCCAGTGATGGCCCAGTATCACCACGATTATGCCATAAACTAGAATCCAAAACACCATAGCGTATCTTTTCACCATCTTCTGCTTCTAGTATCATATCCGCTAGATCGGTAGCAGTAACCTTAGAGACATACATTTCCCTATAAACAACTACTTGCTCAGAAGGAGTTACAGTAAACCAAAGTACACCTGTAGCAGATCCATAACCATAGTCACAAGCTCTAAACTTTACCCAGCTATTAGGTATATCGTAGGGTTCTATTACGTGTTCTTTACGATTAAATTCTGGGAAGGCTGCACCTTCATTAATATCCCAGTCACCTTCCAGTAGTTGTCTTCGCTGATGCTCGGGTAACGACAGAAGATTAGCCTCATACATACCATCATCTGCTAGGTAAGGATTATCGAATAAGGTAGCAGGTATAAACCTACGTTTAAACAGTGGTTCACCTTCTCTAGTGTGACCCTTCGGCCAGCATATAACTTCACCACTGTCTGTATCCGTTGCCCAAAATGCTTCACTGGGGGTATTAGGATCAATAAAGGTCTTCTTGACCCACTGATGTCCTGGACCTCCAGGGTTACTAGTAGCCCTCATGTAGAGGGGTAAACCACTAGCTTTAGTTGTTCTAAGTCGTGACCTCATGTAGTTCCAAGGGTATGGAGTAGGCCACTGTGTAAGTTCGTCAAAGCCAATCCAGTTAAAGGCCTGACCTTGGTATCTCATAACGTCATCGTCACGGTCTAGGTAAGACATCCAGAGAGTTGCACCACTAGGGGCTACCCAAGTCTTATCTCGTTCCATAAACTTAATTCCAGGAATAGCTTTAGGGTAAAGCTGCTTGGATACTGAAATAAGTTCTCTAAGTTCTTCTGTACTTCTACGTACTAGGAGCATCCTAGCATTAGGGTTAGCTAGATAACGAACAGGATCAGCCACCATAGCATAAGACTTACCTCCACCAGCTGATCCTCCGTATAATACTTCTTGCTCTGTAGATGCAAGGAAGTCTGTCTGTGGCCCCTCATTGGGTTCAAAGATAACCTCACGAGCTATCTCTTCGTAGTCTAGAGCCTCAGGCTTCGGCTGGGCTGGACTCTTCTCTACCACCACGGATTTGGGCTTCGATTTTTTCCGCTTTGGCGAGAGCCGCTTTGTATCGCTCGGCAAGGTAGCGTTGGTTTGCAGCTTCTCTCTTACGCTTCTGCTCAAGTCTAACTCTCTTATATAGTCCTACATGTGATATATGTCGG